GTTGGAGCCGGGGCGGGCGTCGGCGTGGGCTGCGGTGCGGGCGCGGGCGGCGCCGGGTTCGGCGCGGGTGTCGGCGTGGGCTGGTTGCCGTCACCGCCGCTGCCGGAACCGGAGCCGTCGCCGCCCTCGCCTGCGCCACCCGCGATGGCGTAGATGGGTGATCCGTTGCGGCGTCGGCCGAGGATCGTGCCCGCGGCGTGCGTGGCGAGCGGGTGCCGGAAAGGGGTGCTCATGCAGTCCTCCAAGGGGGTCATCGAGCGGAGCCGATCTGCTCGCGCTGCGGCTTCCTACGCAGGTGCTCGTGGGCGGCGACGTGCTCGCGCATTGCGGCCTGCCAGGCGCGTACCTTCGCCCCGGCCACGCGGCGGGTGGCGTCGTCCATGGCGGCGGCCTGGCGGCGCTTCCAGCGGCGGATGTGCCGCTCGATCTCCCGTTGCCGCTGCGTGTCCTCGTATGTCGTGCCCGGGGTGGGGTGGTGCGGGGGCCGCTTCGTCACACCGGGCAGGTACGCGGACAGGGAATGTCGACAGTTCGGATGGAACAACCCGGCGGCACGGGCTTCCACCAGGCTGCCCGCGACGTGCACGGGGATGATCCGGGGCCGCCTCAGCAGACGCCCCGCGGTCTCCGTGGCGTGCTCGGCCTGGATCGTGTGCGGCCCGGACTGCCCGGACAGGGTGAGCGTCTCGCCCTCCCACGGCCTGCACAGCTCGCACTCCAAGGGCGCGTCGGAGACGATGACCAGCCCCACACCGATCTCGCCGAGCGCATCCACGTGCCCCTCGATCGCCGCGCGCGCGGTGACGGACCGGACGGCCATCTCCGCGTACGACGCCATGTCCCACGACCGGCCCGCAGAGTCCACGAACCCCGTCACGCCCTGATTGGCGAACTGGTCCAGGGCCCGCTGGGCGGCCTGCCGCCGGGTCATCGTGCCGAGGAGGACGTTCCCGGACGCGCGCGCGACCACGCGCCGGTACGCGTCTACCACCGCCCGCGTGATCCGCACGTACACCGGCCGGGTGTCATCCGCCATCGACGCGGCCAGACGATCCACCGCCGGGGCGCCCGGCAGAGTCTCGCGGGCCACCAGCTCCCGCCCGATGTCCAGCGCGCCGAGCTCGGCGACGGCCGCCTGACGGCCCCGGTTGTACGCCTCCACCAGGGCGCGGCGTACGGCCCCATCGGTGTCCCGCTGGAGGGCCTCCGCGACCTCCTCCACAGCGGTGCGGAGGTTGCCGAGCGCGGCCAACTTCAGCTCCGCCCACCGCGGCGACTCGATATCCGCCTCCAGCGCCTTGGCGAGGCGCTCCAGGAGGGCGGTCTCCGCGTCCTCGTAGAGGCGGGCGACCTCAGCGGCCAAATCCTCCGCCATCGCTGGGGAAACCGGCATCGCTGGCGCCCTCCGCTCCGGTCAGGGTCGGGTCGGACACCATCCGCCCGGACTCCGCGAGGATCGCCTCGGCCTCCGCCTTGATGCGGGTCTCGTCGTCCCAGTCCGGATGGACCATCCGCACGAGCGTCTCCGTGGACGCGGCCTCCGCCTGCCGCAGCAGACTCGCCGTCGTCGCGAGCGCCTGCGGGTCCTCCGACACGGCGTCGCCCCACTCCAGTGCCGGCCGCTGCACCGTCACGCCGGTGCGGAACACGGCCCGGTCGACGGCGAGGAGAGCCGCGTACGCGTCCGGGAGTCCCTGGTCCCAGTACACGATCTTCCGGTCCCGGGTCAGGTACGAGCGGCGCTCACGCGCGGCGATCTCCGTTGCGGTCACGGCCGCGTCGCCCTTCCCGCCGAACGTCTGCGAGGAGTAGCCGGCCGAACGAACGATCTGCTCGACCAGGTCCGCGGCCGTGTCGCGGTGCTCGGTGACGCGGATGGCGAACTGGTTGAGCGTGAGCATGCTGCCGTCGCCCGCGCGCGGCAGCATGTTCAGCTCGCTGTAGACCTCGCGGTCCTCGTCGAACATTGCGCCCTGCCCGGGCCCGGCCGACTGCAAGTAGGCGGACGGAGCCAGGATGCGGGCCTTGCCGAGCCGGATGTCCCGCATCCACGACGAGTACGTCTCGTCGAGCGCGTCGAGGAGCGGTTCCACGCCGGACAGGTCCGAGCGTCCCAGCTGCGAGGCGTGGCGGACGCTGCGCCACAGCCGGTTAGGCCGCATGTTCGGCACGTACACCGCGGTCAGCCCGTCGTATCCGGTGAGTACGGCGCCCTCTTCGTTGACGAACGGTGCGAGCGCCCGTGTCGACGCGTGCTCGGTCAGCGGCACCGGTCGGCCGAGCTGGTCGGAGGTGCCCTCGTACAGTCCGTGCAGGATGCGGCCGGGCTCGTGCCGCTCCAGCCGCCGGAGGTAGATGCCGCCTTCGCGGGACAGCTCCTCCCAGAACGTCACGGCGGACAGGTGGCCCCAGCGGAACTCGGGGATGGCCGCGTCCGCGTGGACGCTGGACAGCCACGGCTTGTCGGCGAGGTCGACGTCCCACACGGGCCGCAGGTACACGCCGCCTAGCGCCGCGCACAGTTCGGCGGCCTCCAGCAGCGCGGCGTGGGCGCCGCCGTCGATCAGTTCGTCCAGCCGCGTCTGTGTCGTCGTGTTGTCTGCGCGGGCGTTGGGAGGCTCGGAGAACAGCAGATCCGAGGACGTCTGGCAGATGTCGGAGGCGATCGGCACGTGCAGCTTGGAGCGCTGCTCGCCCGCAGACGGGGGGCGTCCCCAGAACCAGCGGGCCACCGCTCCGATGATGCCACCCCGGTACTGCGAGGGGCGTGCCTCGGGGATGCCGCTGGCCCCGTAGATGGCGGCCAGGCGGTCGGGGTTGCCCGAGTACCAGGCGTCCCACACGGACACCTGCTCCAGGACGGGCCGCATCTCGGGGGGCGGCCACGGCTGGCCGCCGGTGGGCAGGGGCATTACGCGGCCACCTCCAGCAGTGTCGGGATGTGCGGCCGCCACAGGGCCTCGGTCGTACGGACGCCGTACCGCAGCGCGTCACAGGAGTGGTCGTCCTGCTTGATGGGCTTGTCGTCGCCCTTCTCGGCAGCGTCGTCGTCCCAGGAGTAGCCCGGTATTTCCTCGATCAGGCCGCGCGCCGACTCGTGGATGAGCAGCTTCCCGGCGGAGAGCAGGGATCCCGTGGTGCGAATGCCGTCGACCACCGCGTTATCAGCCTGCGTCACGCCACTCACGCCATCCCGGTGCAGCTGCTCGATGTACGACGCCGCCGACGGGTCCACGACCGTCCATTCCGGCTGCACACCAACCACGTTGGTCTGCGGCTGCGGGACAGAAGCCAGCCAGCGCCGGCGCGCGGCGGAGTACTCGGCGTCGGTCTTCTTCCGTCGCTGCGCCCGGGAGTCCCACCGGTATTCGCTGACCACGTACAGCCGCCCGTCTTCACCAAGCCCGAGGAGAAGGTCGGCGTACGGGTTGGTCGTGCCGTAGTCGATTGCGTCGCACAGCCAACGTGTGATGTGCGGGACGTCGGCGACCACGTGCCGCTTCGGGTCGAACGCCTCGTAGATGGCGCCTTCGGCCTGGACCCAGTGCCCGAGGATGTTCCGCCGGTAGAACAGGCCGACATACGTGGACTTGAGCGAGGCGACGTACTCGGGGTCAAGGAACGGGTTGTCGTCGAGGGTGAAGTGCCACGACCGGAGCCGGGTCTCGGCCGGCCGCTTCAGGTAGTCGCGGCGGAACCAGTGGGCCGGGTTGTCGGGGTTGGTCGTCGTGAAGATCTTCGCGCCCTTGACCGAGCAGCGCGCCACCAGCTGATCAAAGAACGTCTTGGGCAGCGTCGTCGCCTCGTCGACGTACGCGCCCGCGCAGGTCATACCGCGCACCTTGGGCTCGGCCTTGGCATCGTTCGCACCCATCATGTGCACGATCCGGCCCATGATGACCGCGATGGGGGCGCCGTTGTTGTAGCTGATCTGTTTGGCGAGCGTCCCGAAGATCTCCGGGTTGGTGAGCGGGGCGATCACGTTCCGGTACAGCGAGTCCCGGGTGCGGCCGACCATCACCAGCTCGCCGCCGGTCGGCGCGGTCGCTATGAAGGCGAGCCAGGCGAGGAGTGAGGCGATCGTCTTCCCGGAACGGACGCTGCCCTCCCAGGCGTTGATCCGGGCCTCGGCTTCCACGATGGAGACGACCTGCTTGCGGGACAGGGGTAGCGCGTCAAGGAGACTCACCTTCCGCCTCCTCGCCGGCGCTGCCCTCCTCGCCTGCCTCGTCGTACGCCGCCTTCAGGCCGCGCATGAGCTGGCCGAGCATCGAGCGGGCGTCCTCGGCGCCGGAGTCGTCCGCGGGCGGCACGAGCTTGAGGGACTTCTCCAGGGCGATCCCGGCCGCGGTCATGAGCGCCTTCTTGTCGGCGGCCGGCGGCTCCTCGACCTCTCGGGAAGCGAACGTGTTGTCCTTGCCGCCGAAGTTGAACACCTTGGCGGGCTCCCACATGGACTGGGTGAGCTTCAGCGCGTCGAGGTGGAGGTCCAGGGCGGTGTCGGCGCGGAGCGCAGCGAGCTGGGCGATGCGGGCGCGGGTGGCGTCCTCGGTCATCGACGTGTCGAAGGTGAGGCCGAGTTCGGCGGCGATGACGGACACGGTGCGCTGGGCGCGGCAGATCTCGCGGGCGATGGCGTTGCGGCCCATGCCGAGGGCGTGCAGCTCGCGTATGCGCTGGTAGTCCTCTTCGGTGACTGGGCGGCCGTACTGGTTCGGCATGGTCACCTCCGGGCATGCGAAGGCCCGGCCGTACGGGGGGACGGCCGGGCCGGATCAGGGGTGGGTCAGCAGGACTCGTCGACCTTGACGGAGTAGATGGCGACGCGGAGGGCGTCGGTGGCGCCGGGTGCCGGGTCCTGGCGGCAGACCTTCCAGTTGCTGTTGTCGAGGATCCATCGGCCCTCGGGGGAGGCGTCTTCCTCGTTGACCATGAAGCCCTCGCTGCGCAGCAGGCTCTGTGCCTCGCCGTGGTTCATGCCGACGACGTCGGGCACCTCGCTGGTCTGCGGCTCGGCGTCGTCAGAGCTGGCCTCGGTGGCGGGCGCGTCCGTGTCGGTCTCGGTGGTGCTGGCGTCCCGCTTCGCCTGGCCGCTGGTTTCCTCGGCGGTGGTGTCCGGCTTGCTGGAGCTGGTGTCGGCGGTGCCTTCGCAGGCGGTGAGCGTGAGGAGTGCTGCGGCGGTGAGGGCGCCGATGGTGTGGCGGATGCGCATGGTGTGTCCCCCCAGGGTTGCGGTTGCTGAGGGGTCATCATGCGGCGGGTGGGGGTGGCGTGTACGGCCTGTGGCTGTTCTGTGACGGAAGTGGTCCGCGCAGGGCGCGTCAGCAACCGCCCGAGCCGTGTCGTGGGGTTACGCCCTGCGCGGGGTCTGGGGGTACGCGAACGGCCCCCGCTCGGGTGGAGACGGGGGCCGTTCGTCCGTGCGCGTGGGGCGGATTCGAACACGCTGCCCGCCGGGGCGGGCCGTCCCTTCCGGGACCCTGGCAACTCCACCTTGCGGCCTACCAGGACTCCGCACACGCACTGCGATCGTGTCCGGGCACGCCGGACGTGGGGCCAGGATGCGACATGATCGCGCAGAATGCAACTACAGGCGTAGTCCGGGCATGGCCCGGCCCTCGCCCCTGGGGTTTTAGGCGAGGGCCCGGAGTGCGTCGCAGCCAGAGACGCGGTTGGTTTGCGTCTCCGACTGTACGACCGGGGTCTGACAACGAGGCGCGGCTACTTCTTCGGCTTGCCGGGGGTGGGCTTCTCCGGCTCCGGGTAGTGCCCGCCGCGCGAGGCCTGGAAGGTGGTTGCGTGCTTCGCCTGCTCCTCGGGCGTCAGCTTCGCGCGCAGCTCGGCTTGGGGGATGGACTTGCGGAAGGCCATGATGGCGGTCCTGTCTCCTGGTTGGGATGGGGACCGGGGCGTGGCCGCGCTCTTCTTGGCGGTTGGGAGCGGCCCGCCCCGGGGTCTGTGTGGGTCAGCTGGCGGTCGCGGCGGGCGGCTCGGTCACGGGCCCGTCGCCGAGCCAGACGCGCACGTCGGGCTCGACCCCGTGGTCGGCGCGGCAGTCCTCGGCGAGCGCCTCCGCGAACTCCTGCGCGGTGCCCCTGTAGTTCGTGGTGCGGACGCGCAGGCCGGGCGCGGACTGGTAGGTGTACGTGGGCACAGGTGACCCCTCTCTGGCCGGTAGACGGCCGGTAGATAGCCCGGTAGACGGTGGTAGATGAGCCGGTAGACGTGCAGGTCAGGCGGCGGTAGACGGCTCGGTAGATGCTTCCTGCGGCTCGGCCGGGGAAGAGGCTTCGAGGTCCCGCCGGCGGACCCCCCACGTGGGCACGCCGGCCACCTTGACGGACCGGTCGACGGGGATGTCCAGGCGCTCCAAATGGACGCGCAGATCGGCCACCTTCCGGCCCTCCCACTGGCCGTGCTTCTGGAGGTGGGCGAGGGCCGTGCGGAGGTGCACCCCGGAGCCGGTCCCCATGAGGTCGAGGAGGAGCTGCCGAAGCACCTCCACCTGGAGGGCGTGCGCGGCCTGTTCGGAGGACTCCTCGACGGCCTCGGTGGGGGTGTCCCGAGAGGCACGCCACGCGGACCGGATCCACCAGCCGGCGAGGAGCCACATCAGCCACGGCAGCGCGCGGACGATCGCCCACACCGCGTACGCCACCACGCCGAGGATCACCAGGCGCACGAGCGGGCCGAGCGCGGCACGCCAGCCGTCAAGGTCGTCGCGGCGGCCGGCCCGCACCCAGTCGGCGAAAGCTGCCGCGCGGCGGTCCCACACGGCGTACGAGCCGCGGGCCAGCCGGTCGGCGGCGCTGGTGCGGGCGGCCCACCAGGCGAGGCGACGCTTCATCAGACGTCCCCCGTGACGAGCAGGGTGCGGCCGTGGTCGCCGATGCTGTTCACCAGGTCCGGCCACCAGCCGAGCAGCTCGGCGACGCCGGGCAGGAAGCCGAGCACGGCGAACGAAGCGACCCCGCCGATGATCCGGCGCTTGTCCAGCTTGCCGGACGTCTTGTAGAGGATGATCACGCCGAGGAGGAGCAGGCAGACCACGACGCCGCCCTCCTGTGTGAGGGTGCCCATGCGGCCGGTCGGCATCGCCGCTGCTCCGCTGGTTCCGGTCACCTTGGAGACGCCGGTGTTGCCGCCGCTGGTGAAGATCGCGGCGATCCCGGCCGCGCCCCAGCCGAGGGCGCCGCCGATGCAGATGGTGGAGAGGGAGCCCAGGCCTGCGCCGCTGGCGTACGGCAGCAGCGCTTTCGGGTCGCGGCCTCCCTTCCACCAGGGGCGGAGGTTGGCCCACAGGATGCCGAGGGCTACGGCGACGCCTGCGAGGGACAGTCCGACGTTCATCGTGCGACTCCGGTGAGGAACTGGACCGGGTCGTACCAGGACAGGCTGGCGAGCGACCCGATGAAGGTGACGGTGAGGAAGAACAGGCGGAGCGGGTTGCCGCCGCGGCGGATTACCGCGGTGACGGTGAGGGCGAGCGGGATCAGGCCGAGGGCGTAGCCCCAGCCGACGCCGAAGCTGTCGCGGCCGAGGCCGACGGTGAAGTGCCAGATGGTGGCGGTCGAGTAGCCGACGCCGGGGATGGGCAGCACCGCGAGGACGAGCGCGATGACCGCGTGCCACGGCCGGACGTACGTGCCGAGCCAGGCGCCGAGCCGCTCCCAGCTGGACGGATCCGGTTCCGGATCGGGGTCCGCGCTGGTCAGGATGACCTCGTGGACGTGCCGGACCTCAACGATCCGCGGTTCCGGATCGGGCGGAACGGGCACCGGGGCGGCGGCCGCGGGCGGTGGCGGCGGTGGTGGGGGCATGCGCCAGGGCGGTGCCTCACCGGGCTCGGGCGACCGGGCGGGGAGCGCTGCGCCGGCGGGGATGACGCGGGTCGGGGTGACGGGGCGGCGGTCGTCGTGCGGCATGGGTGGCTCCTGGTGGCCGAAGGGGCGGGCGGCGAGGCGGCGGAG